CAAACCTCGTTGGGGTGAGTTTGAGGAGATGATGGTTAGACTTGAGAAATTAGCTAGAGACATGAATTGTGCACTTATTATTACCGCGCAAGAAAATGCGAATAGAATGAAAGAAAAACGTGAAGTTGTTCAACAATCTGATACTGGTGGCTCACTAACAATCCAGCAAAAATGCGCAGTAACAATCTTTATTACAGAGAAACGCTTGGCGACTGATGACGAGACTGAGGACGAGACTATAATGCAGTTACAGATCCCAAAAAATAGAATAACTGGTTCTACATTTTTATATGATCCTCCATTAGTCAAATATGTAGACTATAAGAAAACATACGAAGATTATGATCCAGTAACAGATGATTCTTATATTTCTTCGTCATCTTTATTAGATGACCTTCTAAACGGAAAGGATTTTTATTAATGATAAAGCTAACAGTAGAGGCTGTTAAAGATTTCCAAATGTGCGAAAGACTATACGATTATAGACATAGGCAAAATATCCCTGAACGAGTTTATGCTAGAGATATACATACGGAAAAATTCGAATCGACTATAAAAAGTATAATATATTTTTTCTTTTTCAAGAAACAAGGTGGGGTAGTCCCATCATATACCTCATTGTTAAATAGATGGGAAAAATTGTGGTTTCCTAAAGATATTAATGCTTATGATATAGTTACGGAACAGCATGAAACCGCCTATGGAAATTTAGCCAGCCTTACTTCAAAGGCAGCGGGCATTCTTTTATTATTGCATGAGACATACGCAGATTCCCCCTTTATACCTATTGCTATAAGTGAGCAGTATAATTTGCCAAAAAGTAAATTAAATATTGAAGATACTTTTGATATTATCCTATATAAAGATAAGCAGTATTATATAACCAAGTTCTTATTCAGTTACAAGTTTAGTAGTAGGGATTTATACCGAACTGATTTTTGTACTCTATACGAGGCTTATAGAAATAGGCATCCGGAAAGAATGGATAGGGCGAAGTTTGGTTTTATAGATCCATTGAGTCAAAATGTAAACTTTACTGAGTTTCAAATAAGAGATGAGGATATAAATTACTTTAATTACTGGTGTGATAAGATCTCTAATACGGAAATTTTAGTCCCCAAAAGAGGATTAATACCCTACTGTAAAAAATGTCCATTTGATGAGCCTTGTTCTAATTGGAATGAGTGGAAAAAGGAAAGTATTATAAAATGAAAAAAAGTATGCTAGATGATATCCTAATACAGGAAAAAGATGCCCCATCAATGGGTAAGGAAAATGAAATTCTTTTACCATTACTTGATGAAATTAATCTTATTATTGATGAGCCAATAAAGTCTTTTGTTAGATCTATTTTAGTAAGGGGTGATTCATTTTGGAAAATTCCTTCTAGTTTTTCTGGGAAATATCATCCTGGTGATGAACACGAGGTTGGTGGCAATGTGCTCCATACAAAAAGAGTAGTTAGAATAGCCATCTGTATGAGCGAATCCTATTCTTTAACCCAGGAAGAGAAGGATATTGTCATAGCTGCATGTCTTCTCCATGATCTTTGCAAGGGCGTAGCAGATCCTAAGTCTAATGAATACAAGTATGATCCCATGCACCCATATACTGTGGGTAAATTTGTCGAGCATTGTCAAGAAAAAGATAAGAAGTTTGCAAGCGAATCAGAGTCATCTACGTTATTTCTAGCGGAGGAAGTAGTCCAATCTATTTTGAGACTAATTCGTTGTCATCTTGGACCGTGGTCTCCTATCCCAGAAACTTATCCGATAACCTACCTCGATTATATCGTTCACTTATCTGACAACGTAGCTTCAAAACTACATTCATTTATAGATGATAGTGAATTAATAAATCCAAAATGGAGAAAAAGTGGAACTGGAACAAAGAATTAAAAGAAGATACTTTCTTATAAAAAATATAGAAAAAATAATACAAGAGTCTATATACTATAGAAATAACAATAAATTTATTGATAGATCTACTAAGCAGATTATTGGTAATGTAAAAAATTTAGAAAATAAGAAAAAAATATTATGAAAATACCACAAGATAAAGATAAATATACATACTCTTGGAACCTTGTAGAAACGGCAAGGTATGTGCCATCCTTGTCTAGAATAATTAGGGATAAGGATGGGGATGATCCTAAATTTATATCGATTTTTGATATAGATAAATATAGGGCTCTTCATAATAACTTAGGTATATATACTTCGATATGGCATTTCAATGATAGAGATTTAACTAAGGCAATCAGATTAGGTTCACTTTACTTCGATCTTGACAACCAGGACCCCGAAATATCCTATCTCGAATGCACGAAGCTCCATGATTATTTAATCCAATATATACCTACAACTTCTTTACTAATATACTTCACCGGTAAAAAGGGTTTCCATATTGAATGTGAAGCCATTGCTCTTGGGATTAATCCTTCCAACGCTCTACCAAATATATTCAGATATATCGCGACAAAGATAAAAGAAGATCTTGATATAACATCTATTGACTTTAGTGTTTACGATCCTAGAAGAATGTGGAGATTACCAGGGAGTAAGCATCAGGAGACTGGTTTATTTAAAAACCTAATACCTGAAGAGATCTTTTCCGAGGGCTTAGAATCCATAAAAAATTTCTGTAAAGTTCAAAGTGATAACGAAGTGCCAGAACAAGAGTTTAGTCTAAAAGCTAATGAATGGTTTAGACAGTTTACTTATGATATGGAAACTGATAAAACAAAGTCTTCTGATTTCCTTAGCTATTTTGATAAGCATGGTTCATCCGCCTTCAAGCAAATAAATTTAACTGAAAAAGAATTTACGCCAGAGATTTTATTAAAGAACTGCAGTGCGATTGGCAGACTGTATGAGCAGGCGAAGACAACAAAAATGCTAGAGCATGAATCTAGATTATTTCTATGCTCAATACTGACCTATAGCGAAGATGCTATAAAATTTCTATATAGTATACTAGCGCTTTGCAGTGATTTTAATTATGAAAGATCTACCAGCCACATAAATGATTGGATTAAACGACGTCAGCTCGGTATAGGTGGGAGACCCTATACCTGCGAAAGAGCTAACTCAGTAGGCGCAGGATGCGGCGACTGTCACTTGGAGAAAAAGAAAAAATGGATTACAGTTGGTAATAGATATATAGAAAGTACAGAAGAGTTATCCCCATCGCCAATAAGATTCGCATATAAACAGAAAGGAGTAAAACCAAATGCCAGATAGAATTCAAAATCCAGATGATGTTATAGGTGTATGCTCCGAGTGTAAATCGGATCAACCGATGAAATATATGGAGAACAGTCCATTTGCCCAAGCAGGTTCGCCAGTACCATGCAAATATTGTGGTGGCATAGTAATAATAGTGTATAGAGAAACTAGGAATAGTTCCTTGAATAATTCCGATAATACCAGAGGGATATAATTAATATATAATTTATGAAAAATTGGACTAACTTACACAACCACACCGTTTTTTCCATGCTTGATGGGCATGGCAAGGTAGAGGAATATCTTGCTAGAGCAAAGGCGCTTGGTATGGTTGGCCTGGCAACAACAGACCATGGCAATATCCATTCGTGGTTAGATTTTTATGACGCAGGTATGGCTGTTGGGGTAAAACCAATTCTTGGTTCTGAAATGTACCAGTCTAGAAAATCAAGATTTGATAGAGATGAGGAAGAAAGATCTGGCCCATCAAAAAATGAATGGGAACAAAGAGGACCTTATCATATAACAATATTAGCTAAAAATAATATAGGTTATCATAATATAATAAAATTATCCTCTAGAGCTTTTATTGAGGGATATTATGTAAAGCCTAGGGTGGACCATCAGTTGATCTCAGAGCACTCTGAGGGCATTATAGTCTTGTCTGGGTGTCTTAACGGAGAAGTCTCACAAGCACTGCTTAGAAACGACTACGCTACGGCATTAAGGCATGCGGCGGAGATGCAGTCTATAGTTGGTAGGGAAAACTATTTTATAGAAATAATGAATCATGATCTTGAGGAACAGAAAAAAATTATACCTGATTTAATAAAGATTGCCACTACCATTGGCGCAAAATTAATCCCAACGGGCGACTGCCACTATGTGCATCAGCATGACGCTAAATCTCACGACATAATGCTGTGTCAACCTCCTGGAACTTTAGTTTTAGTTGCAAACACTCCTTCAAAAAAGGGTTTACCTAGAGGGACTAGTGTTATTACTGAAATTCATTCATGTCCAATTGAAGATATTAAAGTTGGAGATAAGGTTGTTTCTTGGAATAGTGGAACAAGAAGAGGAGTAGTAAAAAGATCTGGAGATATTGTTACAGCAGTAGGTCAAAGATTTTACCGTGATGATTTAATCCAGATAGAACTGCCTGATGGAGTCAAGTCATCGTATACAAAAGATCATATTTGTATTGCTAGGATAACTTCTGATTATTTTAAAGGCAAACATGCTGTATATTTGATGAAGAAGGGTAATAGATACAGAATTGGATGTACGAAATTTATAAGAACAAAAAATAATTTACTCGGTATTAGACAAAGATCTAAAGAAAATAACGCAGATGCTTCTTGGATACTTGCATGTTTTGACACAGAAAAAGCAGCTAGGGCGCACGAAGAAATATGTAGTCTTATTTTTCAAATTCCAACTTGGACATTTTATGAAGCGTTAGATAGACCTAATTTTATTATTAGCAATTGGGAATTTATTGAAGATAATACAGTTAATGCAGTTGCATGCTTGGAGCATCATTCAAAAGACATTAAGTACCCATTATGGACTAGGGAAACGAAAATTTCACAAAGAACTTTTATTGAAATTAGAGCCTTGAATCTTCTTGACGGTATGCTTGTTTGTCAGTTTTCTAAAATAAATAATAAAAATGGTACCTTTACAACGAATCATGGATCTTCAAGTTGGCAACAGATTAAGGTAACCAAAGTACCATTTAAGGGTACTGTATATTCTATAGAGGTAGATAATGTAAATACATATATAGCTGATGATATAGTTACCCATAACTGCGTTGCAACTAATGCAAATATTAACACTCCAAATAGGTTTTCTTTTACTGGCGATAAATTTTACCTTCAATCATATGATGAAATGGCTTCCATCTTCTCCGATGATTGGCTTAAAAACACGATGCATATTAATGACATGATAGATGTTAACTTAAGTTTTGGAGAAATACATTTCCCGCATTTCCCTATACCAACAAAAGAAACATCGACAGAATATTTTGAAAGATTGGCCTGGGAGGGGTTAGTCTCTAGATATGGGTCGCCACTCCCACAGCATATTATCGATAGAGCAAACCATGAAATAAGAGTAGTTGAAGAGATGGGTTTCTCTGAATACTTTCTAGTTGTATCGGACTTAGTTAGATGGGCTAAAGATAATGGTATTAGAGTTGGCTGGGGAAGAGGCTCTGCCGCAGGGAGCGTCTTATCCTATGCTTTTGACATCACAAATCTAGATCCGATTAGATTCGGGTTAATGTTCGAAAGATTTTTAGTTGAAGGTAGAAAATCAATGCCAGATATTGATCTAGACTTTGATGATAGGTATCGAGACCAGGTGATAGAATATGCAAGAAGTAAATATGGAGATGATAAAGTTGCCCATATTTGCACTTTTAATAGAACTGGTGCGCGTCAATCTTTGCGCGACTCCGCTAGAGCATTAGGATACGAATTTGCATCTGGCGATAGGATAGCGAGACTCGTTCCGCCGCCAGTGCTAGGCCTATCAAGAAATCTAAAAGAATGCATGGATGTAACAGAGTTTAAAGCTGAGTATAATCTAAACTCAGATTCTAAATTAATTGTTGATACAGCTATTGGTCTTGAGGGATTAGTCCGACAAACTGGGATACACGCTGCCGGCGTGGTTATATCTAAGGGGCCATTAACTGATTATCTTCCAGTGATGAAGAAGGGATTAGATGCGCCTTTGGTGACACAGTGGGACATGGGTAGGGTGGAACAATGTGGGCTACTAAAGATAGATTTCTTAGGCTTAAGAAACTTAGGGGTAATTGATTCATGTTTAAAGCTAATAAAGAAAACTAGGAAAGAAGATATTGATATAGAATTAATCTCATTAGAAGACCAAAAAACATTTGATGAATTATGTAAGGGAAATTCAGTTGGTGTATTCCAATTGGAGTCTAGCTCCATGAGACAGATGATGGTGGGATTACAACCAAAAAGTATAGAAGAAATTATGGCACTAATCTCCCTCCATAGACCTGGTCCGATGGGTTCTGGCATGGATAGAGAATATATAGATAGGAAGCACGGACGAAGCATAGTGCGCTACGAACACCCAAAACTTAAGAGTGTCCTAGAAGCATCCCTGGGTATTATGCTGTATCAGGAAGATGTACTGGCGGTATCTAGGGAGTTAGCTGGTTTTTCTTCTGCGGAAGCTGATGACTTGAGAAAAGTAATTGGGAAAAAACAAATGGAAAAGATAGCTTTGATGAGATCTATCTTTGTCCAAGGCTGTATCAAGACATCTGGAATTGGCGAACAATTAGCTAACAAAATATTTTCAGATATTGAATATTTTGCTGGGTATGGTTTTAATAGAGCCCACGCAGCAAGCTATGCTATGATTTCCTATACTACGGCTTATCTTAAGGCAAATTATACGCTAGAATATATGGCCGCTTTAATGAGCTCTGTCGTTGGGAATAAAGACAAACAATCACTTTATTTATCTGACTGTAGGAAGCTTGGAATAAACGTACTGCCGCCATCAATTAATTATTCTGGTACCGATTTTGAGGTAGTGGGGGAAGATTCAATTATTTTTGGGCTGTCTGCCATAGATGGGATTGGTGTATCTATAGCAGATATTATTGTAAATTCTAGAGATATTTCAAACCCATATAATTCTCTACATGATTTTTATAGAAGATGTGATCCATCTACTTTAAAAAAATCTACGCTCGAGAATCTAGCTCTTGCAGGTGCACTTGATGAGCTTGTCGAAGAACAGACAATGGATTTGAGTAGGAGAATAGAATTGGAAGTGTTGGAAAAGGAAAAGGAGAAACTAGGAGTTTATGTTACTAGCCACCCAATTTTAGGCATTTGGGATATATTAAAGAATCAAATAACACATGAAATATTAGATCTATCTGAGATCCCAACTGGATCAAGTGTAAAGATTGGCGGAATCATTACGTCTAATAAAAAAATGATAACTAAAAAAGGTCAAAAAATGTATCGAATTGAGATAGAAGATATAAGTTCTAGTATTGAGGTTATTGTCTTCCCCAAGAATGCAAAAGACATTGAAGATTCATACTTTAATTCTGGAGATATATTTGTTATCAATGGATTTTTAAACAGAGAAAATGATGAAGAAAACTCTATTACTAAATTATTCTATAATTCTTCTGAAAGAATTGATCCCAAAATATTTTCGGGTGGGAAACCAATTATATTAAATATCAAAAATAATATTTCTCAAATTACATTTGAAAAAATATATGAGATAATTTCGATACATAAGGGTAATAGCCCGATGTTTTTGGAAATGGTTGATAAGAACCATAAATTTGTATATAAATTTGATATACTATCATCTAGCAAAGCTTTACCTTTAATTGAAAAGATATTAGAATTGGAGATTAATAATGATTAAGAACCCATCAGAAAGATGGTGCTGGTCTTACTGTGGATCTTGCAGCCGATGTGGTGACAAGGGGCGCTACGCTCAGTGTAACGGGTGTAGTGGACGCTTTGACCCTAAGGGGGTCATAGCTGTAAACAATGATGATTTCTGCGACTGCAAGAATGGTAATCTTAGATGGACACCAAAGAGCGGTGGTAAAAGTTTTATAGTTAAATTTAAATCCAATCCTTTTAAGGGCAAAGTCACATATCAAAAAAAATCCGAGGATGAACGTGACTGGGATTCTTATGTGAGAGATATGCGAGAAAAAATGGATGATCCAACATGGAATCCTATATCGATAACGGAAGATTAATATGATTAACTTAGAAAATGGTAGATTAATATTAAACCAGATTACTCTAATAGAGTATGTAGCAAGAGAGTCACAAGAAGAAAGTTTTTTTTTACAATCTGGGATAGCTGGTTTCAATGCGACGATGCAGGAGTTGCGCGACATGCACAGCCTACTGAGTTATTATTTTGACATGGAAACAATAGACAATATTATTGTTTCGATAGATTAGAGGGAATATGTCTTGGCCATATATAGAGGGTGATTTTATGGAGATAGGTAATTCTGGTTGGGTTTCAGTAGGGGAGGGTAGGTTTATCAATATAAATACTGGCCACTCTATAGACAAAAACGGCAATGAATATGATGAAGACGGAATAATGGTGGCTGAACATAGACCGGAAGAGGATTAAATGCCAATAAGAATAAGAAAGATAGGTGAATTAAATGATTTAGAAAAGATGGCATTAACAGACTTTTCATATTCCAGGCTAGACACCTATGCTCAATGCCCTACTAAATATTTCTTTTCATACATAAATAAAGAGCCACGCCTGTTCGGGGAGGCGGCTACTTTGCGGGAACATAGTGCACGCTGTTTTGGAAAATGTAGTAGATAATACTAAGAGCATTAACTATGAAGAAATGCAAAAAGAGTATCAGGATAACAGATTAAAACTTGATCCAGATAATCAAATATCAAATGAGCTTATCTCTGTTGGGAAAGTTATCTTAGATGAATTCTATGATGAGAATTTAGACTCTACATTTGATGTCTATGAGAAGGAATACGCATTTGACTTTATTATAGGGAACTATTCTATTAGAGGCTTTATAGATAGAATAGATATCGTAGGTGACAGAGTAAATATCATCGACTACAAAACCGGTAAATGGGAAGTGCCGCTGAAGGGTATTGGGGATAATTTACAGCTGGGTATCTACGCACTCGCCGCATCGATATTAATGCCGGAGAAGGAGATCTACGCAGAGCTACACTATCTGAGATCTGGGAAGAGAAAAGGTCATCTTTACACCGCAGAAGATTTAGAAAATGTAAAGATTAAATTAATCAGATTAATTAATAATGTAATTAATGATAATTCTTTTCCAGCTACATCTAATGTTAGGGCTTGCTCTTATTGTGATCACGCTAAGTCTGGAGTGTGTGGAACGGGCGTGTTCAGGAATAAAAAAGCCGCAAGGGCATAAAAAAACCCCCCACCAGCACGAATGCTAGCGGGGGGGGTTTTTAATTAACTATTAGAAGTCTAGGCTAAGGTCCAAATCAAGGTCTGAACTATCAAATTCGGTAACGATCTTAATAGCTGAAAGCTCTTCGAGCTTCTCGCTAACCGAATTATGCATGCTGTCTAATAGGCTTCTTGTGGTTACTGTTGATGTTGTCATGGTATATATACTACCTCTTCTGTTGCAATTTTGCAACCTAATTGTTTTTTTGTTATTTTTAAAGTATAATATACATAGCGAGTATAACGCAATAGAGGTTACATTATGAGTACTATGATTGTCAAGTCAAAAGAATTTTTTATTTCTAGATCAAAGTTAAAAAAGCATCCAGACTTTAAAGGGATAAGTATTAAAAAAATTGATGAAGAAATTATTCAAGATGAAACTAAAAGACCCCCAAGAAGTGGTAACGCCTACAAGCATACTAAGACCGGATATAGAAAAGATATAGATTTAAATGTTAGATCAAATTGGGAAGCAAATTTTGTTAGGATTTTAAACGTATACAAAATCAAATTTGATTTTGAACCTACGGTATTTTGTTTTCCAATTAAAAGAGGAGTGAAAGGATACACCCCAGACTTCTACCTAAAACTAACAGATGAATGGGTAGAAATGAAAGGTTATTTAGATGCTAAAAGTAAAACAAAAATAAAAAGATTTAAAAGATATTATCCAAAAGAATTTTCAAAGTTCACCTGTATTATAAGCAAGTATGCAAAAGATGCTGGTGAATTTTTAAGTGAACTAGAAGTTCCAAATATAATTTATTACGAAGATATCAGAATAGAATATTCAAAAAACATAGTGTACTGGGAAGGTAAATAAATGGCTGCCTATAAGGAGCAATATTATAGTTTAGAAGAAAGCGAAATGCAAGAGCTTATTACAAAAGCAAAGAGCAATAGCCCCCGGCGCTAAGCAGGAACTATTGAAAGTCTTTAATAACTTTTTGAGTAAATACATTGCGCTTATATACCATGGTAGATATAATCTAAATGATTATGATATAAGAAGATTCATTAGTTTATTTGTAAAGAATCCTTACGTAAGAATTTCTCTTATGAAAAATAAATTGAGCAAAAAAGACTATAAAGAAGTATCTGACGTAATGGGTGGTATAGTATATATGGCTAAGAGGTATGGCATAGAAGAGGATATCAAACAGACGATTGATTTAACATTTCTTCAATGTATAACGAGATATGAAAGAAAAGAGTCCGCTAAGGGGCCTATACCCTTTAGTCGGATTTCTATATAGTTATTTTTTTTATCTGCTTAAAAAAAATGTAGATGTATTTTTAATAGATCAATTAGGAAGGAAAACTTTTCCGTTAATAAACGATGAAGCTAATACTGATCCATATGATGAAAAATATGAGGTTGGTTTTAAGGCTGGTGTTAAAGAGTTCTCACTTGAACAAATCCTTTGCGCCGAAGACTTAGACGAAGCCTGGGTCGTTGGAGAAAACAACTATCCTCCTTTTGATCAATTAACTATCCAGGAAAGACAGTTGATAAAATGGAGATATGTAGATGGGAAAAGATCTAGTGAGATATCATTGAAGATTAATGAGCACCCAAATACAGTAAGGGAACATTTATCGAAAATCAAAATAAAATTAGCAGAGATCATAGAGCAATCAGACATGCCGGAACTAATTAGAGAATTAAAATTAGAAAAAAGGATAAATAAATGAATAATCAAAATCTAGAAAAGCTGCAGCAATTGCTTACAGACTTTTTGGGCCCACAAATACAAGAGGTAATAACTTCTTACGCAGAAACTAAGGCGACTGGGAAATACTTTATAGAGATTCCAGATGAAGATACCATTGATTTAGGGTTGGACGTACTAGCATCATTGGTCGCAAAGAGCTCCAATGTTTATGGTAGAGCAGCTAGATTCGCTGGCATGGCGAGAGCTAACTATAAAATAATGGAAGGTAAATATAAGAGAAAGTATAAATCCTCTAGGGTTGGAAAAAATGAGGCAGAGCGTGAAGCAGCAGCTATGGAAGCCGCAGAGGATGAATATTTGGCGCTAATTACCTGTGAAGCTATATTAAGTTTAGCAGAATCTATGGAGAGCGCTGCAAGAATATCTTCAGAGTCTACAAGAAAACTAATAGATAAAGTGCAGTCTATGCAGATAGCTTCTTCGCGAGAAGAAAAGGGTCGTTATTTGGATAGCGATTTCACTACATACTAAAGGAGATATTTATGTACATAGGTTACTATAAAGCTGTGAATAAAGCTAAAGAATTTTATTCTGAAAAAAGAAAGAAATTAGATTTTCCAACTCAAGTAGAATATATGGGCGAGAAATATCTTTTAGTTACCACACATATGGCTACAAGCTTAGGTCAGGAAGATAATATAAAAAAAAGAGCCGTTCAACTCGATATACCCTATGCCGTTAAAGTTGATTAATGATTGAGGTTTTTTGCGACGGAGCCTCTAGGGGCCAGGGACAAAAGAAAACCGGAGAAGCCGCATGCTCCGCAGTAGTATATAAGAACAGAAAAAAAATAGCCCAATTCTCTAGGGGCCTTGGTCCCAGGGGTAATAATGAGGCTGAATACGAAGCTGTTATAGCTGGTCTTCTTATCTGTGCAATGGCAGATTTATTAGATCCAATTATATATACAGATTCTGCCGTGGTAGCGAATCAGGTTAACGGCAATTGGGTCTGTAAAATAAAGTCTCTTATCCCACTACTCATGACGATAGAGGATATAAAATCAGAATATAATTTTCGAATTGTTCAAGTTCCCAGGGCATTTGTTTGGGAACCCGATGCATTAGCAAATACATTTTTAGATGAGTTGGAGATAAGACGCCACACCATGCTATAATGGTGGCATGATAAGTTTCAAAGAAGGACAGCCAATTATTATTGGTCTGGCAGGGAAAGCAGGGAGTGGCAAAACCTCTGTAGCAGAAAAAATAATTCCCAAAGGATCGATAGAGACAGCCCACCATGGTATTAAGTGGGATCATATTTTCTATGCTCTTCCCTTATATGAATTAGCTTCAATCAAAAAAAATATTATTGGTTATAATGAAGCGTCTCGAAAAATGCACGCTATTCACGAAGTGCTCTACGAGGTTTATGGTGGTTCTGCTATCGGCAATATGCCCCACTATGAAACTTTCGCCGGGAAGGTCAAACAGATATATGATATGGCAATAGAGTCAGAGGGGATTAAGCCAAGAAAGTTCTTACAGTTAGCTGGTGACATCTGCAGAGAGCATGACTCTGAGTGTTTCTCAAGTTGGGCAATTATAAAATCAAATAAAATGTATAGACAGTATATCCGCAGCCTGGAGGATCAAGATAATAATGTTCCTTTTTGCGTGATTATATCAGATGTAAGATATTTGAATGAAGCTAACAGTATCCTAAAGCAGCCTAATGGATTTGTTATAGTATTCGATGCCGATAATAAAACTTTAGAAGAACGACTCCTAAAAAGAGATGGTAAATTAATGGATCAAAAAGAATCTTTACATAGTTCAGAGCAGGGAATGGATTTAATTAAACAAATAGCTTCTATTGTTATAGACACAAATAATTTAACACTAGAAGAACAAGTAGAGGCTACATTGAGTAGTCTTGGAGTAGGAAGTGGAATAAATGCCTAAAATAAGTAAATCAGCACAGGAACACTCTTCGAGTGGTTCTCCAGTAGACAATGTTGTGAGCATAGTCGCTGGAGATATCTCGTTAACTACAGCACCTATTCTAATCTGTGGTGTAAATAGAAAAATTAATATAGGTAATTTTGAAAACATAGACGTCTATGCCGCAGTAGCAATCCCACTCCCAAACGCATCGTTTGAGGATAGGGAGGGGCTTAGGTTGATGATAGAGGACGCTGCAGCCTATGGCTTTTCGGCAGTTTCTAAAGAGACTGGCGATAGATATTCTTTAATTAAAGAATCACAACAAGGTAAATAATTCAAAGCTCCTTGTCAGCTGGTATTATCCGTAGTATAATATTACTATTAGTTATCTAAACACATAAAAGGATGAGGTTAAAATGAGTAAGTATATTAATAAAATTAAGAGTATATTTTCCCCTAAAGCACAGGAGCTTATTGTTTTAGCGGCAAAGGCCGCAGCCGACGATGCAGTAGTAGTCGTTAAGAAGGCAGTCGTTAAGAAGGCGGTCGCTAAGAAGCCAGTCGCTAAGAAGGCGCCCGTTAAGAAAGCTAAGTAATCTTAA